TTAAATTTCCATCAGAAGTATCAACGTGCCATTGGTACGCATAATTAGTTGTTAACGCACCAGACTTACTATTATTAGACGCAATAGCCTGGAATAAATTATTTAGGTCAGTACGAACTGCACTACCCGTTCCGTTATCAATTATAAAATCATGTTCTGCCATTTCAAATAACTAACATTGTGTTTATTCTACCCTCCTTTACCAAATCCGACAGCCTGATAGGTGAAATTTCTATCAATCGAAGCATTTGATGAATTTTTGAAGTGAACAGTAAAACCCGTTCCAGAAATACTACTTACTTCAAAGTAATCTCCTGATGCCATATTCTGAGCATTGATACCAACAGAGGGTAAATTAGTATTTGCTCCAAGCAAAGAAGAAGTACCAACAAAAAATGGATTGGTAAACGTAACAGCCTTTGCACTTGCTCCGCTTGCTGTAACATTACCTTGTTCTGTTCTCCTCTGTAAAGATGCTGTATAACCTAATTGTGAAACTCTAATATCCTGTGCAGTATCGTTACTTGTAAGTTTTGCTCTGAATTGAAATCCTCTTCCTTTGTAAGTACCATTTGCAAAAGTCTGAAAACCAGAATAAGTAGGAGATCCAGATGGATTATCTTGAGTTACTCTCACTAACATCTCAGCATTAACTTCTGTTGCTGTTAAGCCATCAAAATCACTTATGTCATCAATTAATCCTCTTGAATCAAATAAATCTGATGGATAAAATGCTTCTGATAAGAAATGACGTTTTAAATCTAAACTAAATACACCACCTAAATCTAAAGTATCTCCACCAGCAGTACCTCCAAAATCATAAGTACCTTCACTAAGAACTCCACCAAAATCATCTAAAGATCCAACAGCATCAAAATCTGTAATACTATCAAAAGCACCGCCACCACTTATATTTAGAGTGCCAGTTGCATTATCAAAATCAATGTTAGTTCTTGTTCCCTGGAATTTAGGACTATCAGTATCTTCTCTTCTTGTCTGTGTGATAAGTGGAGCTTGATTATCAGGTAATTCAATAATTACACTTGTCTCTCCAGCACAGAATCTACCGCCATCATCTCTGAATTTTAAGATATATTCTCCTTCTAAATATGGAAGTTCAGCAGCAGTTGTATTACCAGCTAATGCCTGTATCAAGTCAGTACTATTAGAAAATGTACCATTACCATTGGTTAGAGGAGAATGTCTGACATATACCCTACCTCCATGAGTAACATCTAAATCTGTAGATAAATTCCAACGTAATCTTACTAATTTTTCATTTATTGGTTCGGCTGATAATCCAGTAACATTTGATGGTAATGCAGTCTTACCAACAGCATTGAAAGTTAAATTAGTAGAAGTTGCACTTGTCTGTAGTGCAGCATTGTAACTGAATACTTGAAATTCGTACGTTCCAATATCAGTATTGAATATCTCAAAGTCAGGAGAAGAAACTGTTGTAGAAACAAAGTTACCATTATTGAATCTATAATTAACCTGATATTGTGTAACACCGACAATAGGTTGCCAACTGACGATAAGTTTAGATACTGCCTGATTATTTATTTCAACAATTTTCTCTTCAGCCTGTAAAGCATTTGGTGGATCTTTGGGAAGATTTAGTATTGATACTGTTCTAGTCGGTAAAGTCGCACCATCTTCAATAAATGCGTATTTTTCATTTACATAAGATAAAGCTGTAATCGCATAATTTATTCCATCAGATTCTTCTACTGTTATTACTCTAAACTTCTGAGCTTGAACTGTATCATCTTGCAAAAGCCAAATTGTATTAGCATTTGGAGTCTGAGAGAAAGCAGAAGATACTGTTATAACTGCACCTGAGACACCCGATACTGACTTACTTTCAACAGTTCCATCAGGTAATATTACAGATAAAGTTGGATTATTTGTTGTTGGCAAATCGGTTGCAGCAGAATCATCTACAGTTATCTGCGTAGTTGTGGCAGAACTAACTCTTCCTCCTCTTCTAAGACCAGAACGAACAGGATCAGCTATCTCAATTACAGCACCAGGTCTGACAACAACACCAGAATCTATAGAAGTTGAAAATGCAACAATTTCACTTTCATTTTGCTCAGTAAATAATATAGCTTTTGCTAATCTTCTAGCTTGTCCTCTTGATGTACAGGCAAATCCTTTTACCTGTTTTATAATTACTCCTAACTTTGCAATAGCATCAGCATCTTCATAAACTTCATAATCTATTTCTCTACTATCCATATTGAAGTAGGAAACAGAAATTACAGTATTTCTTGTTTTTAATCCACTTCCTGAGTAACTGAATCCTTCGGGAGTTACGTTAGCTAAGTTGAATAAATAGCTTGCATCTTTTGGACTGTCCTGTGCGAGAAGAATACTACCAGCAGACCATATCGGCATACATCTCATTACACCTGACAATTCATTTATTAAATCAAATGCTTCACTAGAAGATTGAATATTTACATTACAACTAAATCTAGCTTCCTGTCCTCCTAATCCATCTGATACCAATGTGTTTGCAAATTTACTAGCAGTAACAAAAGAAAATAAATCAAGAGAACTTTCTGCAATATGATTACCAAATCCATAACGAGTATCTAAAAGTAAATCTAATAACACCATCGCAGGACATGAACACCATTGAGCAGCACCCATCACTCCATTAAAAATATAACCATCAGGATAAATTATTCGACCAGTAGCGGAATCAATACTCGGAGTACCAGAACTATTAGCACCTGCTCCTGGAATCCTTATCTTTATTCCTCTAATACGATATTTTCTGCTAGGTATAGATTGAAACTGCATAGAGTCCAATCGAAGAGAAGCATAAGCACTATTGGCATAAGTAGAAGAATCATCAATTATCTCTCCAAAACTTGTCCATTGAAATGCGTCTTGTAAAGAAGAATCCGTGCTATCGGCTGTAACTCTACTAACTCTAATATCAACAGGAAAAGCACCAGTAAGATTTATTCTGTAATCTCTTTGATAAGCATCAGCAGTTCTTCCTGTAATAGTGTCAGTAATAATATCAGTAAAACCACCAGAATTATATTGAACAGAGATTTTAAATGATATTGAAGAACCTAATAAATCTCCTTGATCTGTTGCTTTTTGAAGTTGAGGAACAGTAATAGTTATATTAGCTGCATCAACATTTGAGTTTGTAATCTGCCTAGTTACAGGAGTGGATGCGGTTACAGTTACTCCTACTGCTGTTATAGAAGAACTACTTTCAATACCTTCAACTTTTGTCTGGTTTGATGTACCAAATCTAGGATTAAAGCCTACATCTTGAAAATTAAAGTCAGTTGAAGCTGGAGAAGCCGAAGTAGCTGTTGCTTTAAGAATAGGAGTATCGTTTAAAAACACATCTTTTAAAGCAGCATTATTATATGCAGTTGTTCCCTGTGTTAACCCTTCTTTTGAAGCGGAAGCAAAACCTTCAATCTCTCCTTCAGAAATAAGATCAAGGAAAGTGGCAAACTGTCTACTATGTAAAGTATCAGGAGTTCTTGTCGGTTGAGGTGGAGGTGGGGGACTACCTTTAGCACCTCTAATAATTTTAGGTTTATCTGTCATGCCTGTACCTGCTGAGTATCAACAGCACCACTTATAACAACTGATCCTGTAATTATCTCTCCATAAACTATTGGAACAGGAGTACCTGCCCTTGATGTATTTTGAGTTCCAGAAAAACTAAATGATAATTGTGGATCTTGCTCTGACTTAAATTCTTTTGGTTTAGGTAAAGGAAATAACATATCACTTACACCTGACAAAACTAAACTTGCTCCAAGATATACAGCAGCTTTTGTTATTGCACCAGAAACTCCAGTTAAAGCACCAAAACCAGTAACTCCACTTTTAAAACTAAATGATAAAGCAGGGTTAATAATAAACGCACCTGCAATAAGAGCAGCACCTAACAATATCTTTCCTAATCCTCTACCAGCACCACTAATAACAGGAACAATATGTATATCTTCCTGTCCTATTGGGTGATGTATTTCTTCTTCATTAACAGCATAATTACCAACTTTTACCTGATAATATTGAGGATTCATAAACTTCTCTACCTGTGGAAAATTATTAACAAGAAAACTTACTGCTCTTCCAAGACTATCTACCTGTATTTCAAATTCTTTATGCCCTACAAACTCTGCAAGTTCGCCATATAGCTTTAGTTTACGCAACATAACGATACCTCCCTCCTGTACATTTTAACAACCATTGAGAATAAGGCTCTCTACAAGATAGTCTATCGGTTAAATGATGTAAAACATCTCCATCTAAAAAAATAGCTACATGATTTAAACCAGTAGATCCAATAGACATCAACAAAGCATCGCCATTCATCAGTTTTTCTTCTGGTCTTAACTGTCTAAATCCAGTTCTCCAAGCACAACTTTCAAATAAAGGATTATCAACAAACTCTTCTGGTGTTATAGGTCTATCCCAATCTTTAAGCTCAACACCTTTTTCTTCTTTATACCAATCTCTTGCTAAACTCCAACAATCAGTAACACCCCAAACCCAGGGTCTACCAATTAAAGGAGGGTTGTATCCACAAGGTTCACAATATCCCCATTGTTCTGTTTTTGGATTAACAATATGCCACGGAAGATTACTCTGTTCACAACTAATCTGATCTGCCTGACTAGCGGTAGGAGGTGTAGAAGGATGACTATGAACAATAGCTGTAATCTCTCCTAGATTACTACCCTTTACATAATCTTCTGGATCTAAAATAAAGCATTGATGTGCTGTCATTGATAAATTACGACAGGGAAAATATCTTTCTTTTCCTCTAATATTTAATAAAAGCCCAACAGATTCTTTAGGATCTTGGTCTTTCGCATGAACAAGTGCTTCTTCTTTCCAAGTCATGCAATAAACGTACCAATAGAAGGAAACTCTGTTCTGGTACATTGTCTTTTGGGTGCTCTGATACCAGCAAGATCAAATACTGCTGCTAATTCAAATTGAACTGCTTCTCTATTTTCTGATGATTTTCTATCAATTTTATAAATTTCCTGTGGAAATTCTGCTGTAGGGTCTGGTGTTCCTAACGGATTTACCTGTTGAGTTGTGGTTGTTGTTGTATCTTGGGTCGTTGTATTTGGATTGTTCATAGTAATTGTATTTCCCATTCCATTACCATGAACTGTACAGTAATATCTTAAATCACTAGGAGCAGAAGGATAGGCTGGTTGATAAGTTACTGTAGCTCCTGCATTTCCAGCAGTTCCAGATACAGTTGTTGTCTGTGCTCCTCCAGCATCAGATTTTATTGCTAAAGGGTGTCCACTATTTGAAGCATCTGCCTGATTAAATATATAAGTAGATCCACGTTTCATTGTAAGAACAGGATTGTTAGAACCATTAATAGCAAAAATATTAGATCCACCGACATTCACTACTGTTACTGTGTAGGTCACAGTTTCGGCATCAGCAGGATCAGCAATAGTTTCTGTAGTCGTAGTACTGGTAGTCGTTACAGGAAAATTAACAGCATCAATATAACGTGCTAAAGTTCTAATCCTTGTCACAGTAGCTCCCGTCAAGTCATTTCCTGTTGTTACCTGATTAACATTTAACAAGATAGCTGTAATAGTTCCAAGAGCATTACTGATAGTCAAAGTAGGTCTGGGAAGTTGACCTTTTTGAAAAGCAAAACCTTCTGCCTGTATTGGCATCTTTAAATATTGATTACCAGCCCAGATAATATCTCCGTTAGCATTTAAATTTGTTCCGTTATGAAATCTATAAGTCTGAGCAGAACCATGCAAGGTTGCATCAGTTGTTAATGTAAATAATTCAATTATTGCTGAAGGATTGATCTTTTGTAGATCAGTAATAATAGGAGCAGTACTCATGGTTCAAATACTTCTCTAAATGTTGCCTGTATTGTAGCTCTATTGTTATAAGGTATAGATTTTGACCAACCTTGACAGACAAATTTTTGTGATGCAGTTTCTCCAGGTGCTTCAAAATCAAAGCTGGCACTATCATTTGCTCTAGCATCTAAAAATGTTTCTATAGTATCTGCTTCTGTTTCTGATACGTTAAAAGTAAAATTATAAACTTTAGGATTTTGATGTTCTGCCAACCCAAATAATATTCTGTGTTCAAAACCATCAGCGAAGGAAATGGTACGAGTATTTGGTGCGGATCTTTTTTGTTGTCCGTATGTAGGTTTTATTGAAGGAAACGTAGCCATTATGTTAATAATCCTCCTGGTCTTTTCTGTTTAATTAATTCTGATTGTATAGCAACAGAAATCATACGACCAAGTTCTCTACCATTCTCTTCATCTCCTTCAACAGAAGAACCAGAAGCATCTACATTAACTACTATATTTGTTGAGCCACCAAGCATTTCATTTGGTGTGATAGTTCCAGAGACACCTGGGCTAAACATTTCTGGACCACGTTCTCCTACAATATAACTACCACCACCTTTTACAGAACCACCATTTGCTCTAAATCCCGAAGCTCCTGTAGGAATACCAGAACCATAAGTACCTAAACCAAAACCTGCACTAGCTGACCCTGTATTTGCTTGCAAACTTGGAAAAGCAGCAAAACTAAATAAATTACTAAATAACCCTAAAAATCCTTTTTGTATCTGTGCAGCAGCTAATCTCGCAGCAGTATCTAAGAAATGATCTGCTATTCGACCTAACATATTTCTAAAAGCATCTTGAACACTCATTGTTCCTTTAATAATTCCTTTGAATGATTCTTCAAAACCAGTTCTAATTGATGTGCTTAAGTCTAAAACTGCTCTCATTGGATTTAGTAGTTCTCTTATCTCATCTGTAGGAGCTTGAAACTCTGTAATAAATTGTTGTTGTTCATTTATTTTAATTTGAGTTTCTAAAAACTTTAAAGCATCGCTATTTGCTCTTTCAAATTCTTGACCAATTTCTCCTCTTCTAATATCAAGAAATTCTTTTTGATTTGCTCTTGGTCTAAATTGTTTAGGTATATCTAAGATTTCAATTTTCTTTATTTCTTCTTCAACGAATGCTTTTTTCCTTTGATCAAAAATTATTCTTTCTAATTTTAACTGTGTTTCTAATGATCCTTTTGTAGCTAATGATTGTAATAACTCTACTCTTGTTGTTTCACTAATTTGCTCTCTAATACCCTCTATTTTTCCCAATACAGCTTCAGTTGTTCTAAGACCAGATAAAGTGTCAAAAACTTCTCTTGAACCAAAAGCACTTAACAATACATCAGCTTGTCCAGCACCGAAAGTTTTAAATGTTGTAGCTAATTTTATTGCTTCATCGTTAGTAATTTTAAATTCTTTTGCTAAATCTTTAATTTGTTTTCTTGAGAATGTTGAAGCAATTCCCATACTTTGTAATTCTAAATTTACTTTATTTAATTCTTTTCTGAAAGCTATAGTTTTTTCAATTTCAGCAGCAGCAGCAGTAGCAAGAATAGAAGCTGCAAAACCTCCTCCAGGTGCGAGTGCTCCACCAATACCACCAGCAACACCACCCATAAGAGAGCTTAATCCACCAGCACCAAATAAAGCAGGAAAACCACCACCAATCATTGCACTTCCAATACCACCTTTTAATCGACCAGTTGCACCACCTGGCATTGCAAAAACACCTTGAGCATTGGCATTTTTACCAAAGCCTAAATTACTTGCTGAAAATCTTCCTGGTCTATTTATTGGACTTGTTGTACCCCCTGCTGGAGGTAAAATTCCAAATGCACTTTGTTGAGTTAAAATATTTGCTGTTTTATTTGAAGATTTTTGTATATTTTTAACAGCTTTTTCTATGGGTTTACTTTGTATTTCAAACTTGCCACTAGACTCACCTGCTCCTGGCAATCTCATACTTGGTGGAACTAGCTTGTTTTTACCAAGAGAATTTATTTGTTCCTGTGTAATAAAAGCAGTGGAACTTGTCATTGGTTTAGCTGCTCTAGCTGCTTGTTGCTGTATATTTGCGTTTATTCCTAACTGAAGTCCTATTGCTTTACTAACTTCTAAAAATTCTTTTGATCCTGCAACAGTCATCTCTTGCATACGTTTAAGCATCGTCATTGCTTCATTCCCTGCCATTATTGTTCTAGGAAGTCCTTGTATTTCTTTTATCCTTGCACTTACATTTCCAATAGTTTTAGATGGATCTGTTCCACTTGCTCTAGCAAACGCAAGAGCTTCCATATTAAGTTTTCTAAAATTACCAGCTAATAAAGTAGTAGCACCATTTTGTCTAGCCGTTGCACTTGTAGCAGCATCAAAGGCTTTCCTAACAGCAGCTAAATTATCTCTTGCCTTTCCTATTGAATTACCAAAAGCCCTCATCCCAGGATTTGCAGTTCCAAGAAAAGATTCTATTTTTTTATTACCTTTATTTATTTCTTTTTGTAATGCTGTAAGTTTCTGTTGTGCTGGTGCAGTTTTTATGTTTATCTTTAACTTATTTAAATTTCCAAAGGTCTTTTCTACCTGTTTTGCAAGCTGATGAAGTTTTTTTACATTCTGTTCGCCACGACTCGTATTTATAACAAGATCAATCGTTTTAATTGCCATTTCGACCTATTAGCAAAACATATATTCTATTCTACCTTGATTTGGGTATAACGCTTCTTCTCTGTTGTACTTGTTGGTCGTCTTTTTTTTGTTGTTCATACTTTAATTCAAAAAAAGCAGCCCAACCTACCATTTCTTCTATAGTTAATTTATTACATAATTCATTAACAGTAAGTTTTAATTCATTTGCTAACGAATATATAAACATCCAATCGCCATTAGCTTTTCAAATCGGCTTTTGCCTGATCTACCTCCTTTTCAGAGCCAGATTCAAGCATGGCTAATTGTATTTCCTGTAAAGTATTTGCATTTACTTCTCTTCTTAAAGAAGCCTTGTCTCCGTCTTGAAACAATCTACCTTCAGACTTATCTAATGCTTTTTCAATCATAAGTTGTAAAGCAAAATCATTTGCATCTTCAGTACCACTTTTTTTCTGAATCATTTCACGTTCGGCAATAGTCAAAGGATGCCAAAAGATTTCTAAAACTACTTTTCCATCTTCACCTTTTAACTCATACTTATAAAGCTGGCTTACACCAAACTTATTTTTAAGAAGATCAACTGCTCTAGTCATGATATTATATAGCTATTAGAAGTATATCAGCTATTAGCAAAAAAAGCACACGATATAATCCCTAGAAAATGTGAACGATCTTCAATCTCTACAGGAGTAATCCCACTTACTTCTCCAACTCTGGGCGAACAAGAAAACGGATCTGCATAATTAGAAGCATTTATAGAAGTTAATCCATCTATTACAGCTTCTCCTAGTGCAGCCAAAACCGATGTACCTTTACCTTTTGGAACATAAATATTACATTGAATTGCACCAGAATAATAATCTGATGCTGCTCCTTGATTTTGTATAGTTGACTGAGTAAAAGTAATTGAAGTTGTTATAAATTTTTTAGTTTTTCCAGGTGTGGTGTAAGTTACGTTGTCATACATCATAAGAACAGTATTATCTGCTGCTGCAACTGCATCTGTAATAGCTTTTTCAAAAGCTGCTCTTGCGTTAACTAGACTCATAATCTTTTATATTTAGAACCTAAAGCTGGAGCATTTCTACCACCTTTAGTCCCTTTAAATAATACTTGACTTTCAGCTACTCTTACATCTGGTAGATTCATACTTCCACCAAATACAAAATCAACAACCTGTCCTATAGTTTCAACATACGGAATAATTGTACTATTAGGAGAACCTAATGCCTGTCTTGCATAATCAGCCCTATTACCTATAAATATTGTTTGTCCAAATTTATATTTTCTATCAAGCGAATATCTAGGTTCAATAATAGCTGGTAAATTCCTTCCTTGTCCTTTTGCTTTTTTTCTTTCTAACCACGGAGATCGTATTTCTTCATTTGCTAAAGGTCTATATGTATTAGCTTGCCAACTAGAAGCAAAGAAACCAGAATATTGAGGACTTTCTGATGGTAAATCTGCAAGAATTTTTCCTATTAAATTATTAAATTGAGTATTCAATTCTCCTCTTGTAGATGCAATAGCATTACTTAAAGCATTAGGGTCTGATTTAGCCATTAGAACCTTCCAAGAATAGTGAACAGGTAAGTTTGACCACCTTGTAATGTACTTATATTAACTACCTTTGCCACTCTAGTTGCTCCTGCGTAAGTTAATGTAATCTCATCATCAAGATCAGGTTGATTATCTCCAATAAGATCAGGTGTTATATATGTTTTAAACTCTCTAATTTCTTTGCCTAAATCTTCTTCTGATCTAATAAATTCAATCGGAACAGTAATACTGTAACTTGTATCAGTTGTCGTATATACACCAGTGGATGTATTATAAACTCCTGATGCTTTCTTTGTATAAACAATAGAAGTATCAAGTGCAGATCCAAGAGTTGAGACAACATCTTTAGCAACACTTTTTAATAATGAATCTAGTTGACCTGCCATTATCCTCTAACCACTCTCATTTGAAAACTACCTGCTCCACCTAGCATATATGCTCCAAGATAACTTTGAAGCCACGGGTAAACATCTAAGATATTGTTTACTGAACCAGTACCCTGACTATCAGTATTATATTTAACCTGTATATCTCCTAGCTTTACTTCACTAAAGTTTCCATCTTTACCTGTAGTACCAGTAATAGCATCTGTATCATTTGCCAATGCTCTAGCTAATTCATATTGTGCATATTTAATATTTTGAGGAATTAAAGAACAAGCTAATTCGACTCCATCTACTTGATAATTATTTCTAGGAAATTTAAGTGCTTGACCTTCATCACATCTATCTCCGTAATAAACCAAAGTTTCAATCCATCTCGTAGCTGCTATTAATGCTCTGTTCTTTTTATCATCTTGTTTATTATCCCATTGCGTAGAACTTGGGACAGTTTCAAAGTATGCGTCTGCTTCAGCTAATGTGACATAACTATTAGCATTAGCTCCTTTAATTGTTGCGTCTATAGTTGCTGCCACGATCTATAAAGTAATTTAGTTTTATTGTAGCGTAAAGAAAAAACCCCACCAATAA